TTTTCTAAATTATCAAATGAATTATATCCACTTCCTGCGTTTTTGCTTTCAATAAATTCAATTTCATCATTTGGGTCTAAAACAACACTATTTGAAGAAGCCATATTTTTTATACCTTCCTCTAATAAGTCGCGTTCATCTCCTTCATGTTTCATTGTTTTTGCAACAACAAAAGGTATAATAAATTTTTCTACAAAGTCAATATTAAATCCTAAATTGTTACGAATAGCAATGGCGTAAGCCGAGCATGGGAAAAGTAACCCATAACCACAATTTGAATAACCTAAATTGTTATTTGTTTTTATTAACAAACTCCAATCTTTTATTTTTTCATCATCAAAATTTATTCCTTCATAAGAATATGGCATTCTTAGAATTTCATTTGTATCTGGCTTTATTGAATCCCTGCGAATAGCTTTTATTCCTGTTAATTTATTTTCGTTTATTCCTGTCCAGTTTACGCCACTATATCCAAAAAATTGAGCATCCAAGGCTAATTCCATAAAATCATAAAACCATTTAGATTTAAAAAACAATGTCCACTCTTCTGATTGATTACCTTTTAAATCAGATATTTGAAATTCTTTTTTTAATGTCATTGATTTTCTAGAACTCATGCACGACATAATGTGACCATCATATATTATATCTTGAAAAATAAGTTGCATTTTATTTCTGAACTTATATTTATCATCATATTGCTCAGCTTCTTTTAAAGATTCACGCAAAGCTGTTAATTCTTGCCTAATCCTATTTGATGACGTTTTTTGAATGTAGTTTGATACATTTGCAGATTCTTCTGCTTCTTTTTTCTTTATAAAATTATTGTACCAAGCCATTAAAGTATATTTTTAGGTGTTGAGTTGAATCTTATAGAACGTCCTTGCAAAGGTTGCAATAAAGGTAAATCATAAAGGTTTATTGATACGCCTATTTGCGCGTTTTTTAAATCCTCTATTACCTCATTTTTTTGGTCAATTCTTAATTGTGGGATATTCCTTGGAGAAATTCGGGTATAAGCATAAAACACGGCTAATTCAACGTACCAATTAAAAATTAATACGCTCCTATTATCTCCTTTTGTCCATTTTGTGCTATCTGTTGGCAATACTCCTGTAATTGTGTAGTTGTTATTAGTCCAAGATGTAGAAACGGTTGGAGTTACTCCTATTGATTCAACAATACAAGTATAAATATTTGAGTGGTAATATACTTTATCGCCCACTTTGTAAGTTACATTATAGGCGTATGGCTCTGCTGTTGGTGTTAAATAGTAGTATTCAGCATTATAAACCACTAAACTATCAGCTTTGTAAGATTTAGCAATATCAAATATAGTTGTGTCTTTAAATTCCTCGATACAGTCGTATTTTGAATTTAAGAAACTTGTTATTTTAGCTTGAGCATACCTTTCTGACTGTTTTTGAACCAAGGCATTATTGCTTATTAGCTGTTGCCAGTTAGTATCTTGAACGTGCAAAAGGTAGTCTGTATTAGTCAAATATCCCATATTTGCAAATATATTAAATTATATTTTATTTTTTGAATTTATCGAAATTGTTTTGAAACTTATTTTTCTACCTCCATTTAAATAATCTTGATATTCACTTGCAAATGCTACTGTCATAATATATCGCAAACAATCGCTTTGGTGTCCGAACTCCTCAAATGTAACCCCTGTAACCTTATTTTTTACTTTGCTTTTCTTAATCGTTCCGTCTGAATCTTCTAGGGCATAAGTGTAATCATTTATAGACTTCTTACATTTTGGATTGATTGATATTTCAATATTATCAATAGCATTTGCAAAAATTTGATTAACAAACCCACCACTTTTGACAATTGAAGGATTAACGCTTTGAAGCCTTAATTGAGGTTTATAATCTCTTAAATAGTTTAATATGTCTGTAAAAAAATTCTCTCCTTTTTCTTTGCCTGTATCAGCTTTCCAGCTTGTTTTATCTCCGTAAATAAACAAACCTTTAACTTTTGGGTAACGTGCAATAAATTCATTGCATACGTGTTTCCTTGTATTTCTCGGGTCTTCCAAACATATTTCATCAATTTGATATGCTTTTTTACCTATTATTTGCCAAACTAAGCAAGTAATATAAGGGTTTACGTTTTCATCGAATACCAAATGTATAGGTAAATCATGATTATAGTTAACATCTGCCAAGTGTTTGTTAGAATTAAAATTCTTCCAAAATTCGCCACCAGTTCGCAACTTTCCCCAATTACCAAGTCCATAAATTTGATAATAGTTGAAATCCGTGATCTTATCTTTTTCAAAATCATCTATTGTGTGTTTATCATAGAATTGGGGGCCAACAATAAAATAGTTATTTAAATAAGTGATCTTGTAAACTACAAAGTTACCTTTTTGATTAATATGTTTTGATGTTATATTTGTTTTTGTGGGTACCAGGCTTAAAGATTCGCTATCAAATAGGTTTTTAATCCAGTGATCTTCTGAAATTGGATTAAATAAACCAACTATTTGTTGACCTGATTCTCCCCTTAAACGTTTTCTTATTTGCTTTAAATCTTCTGCATCAAATTGGCTTATTTCCTCTAAAATAACACGTTTAAAGCCTACTAAGCCTTTTATTTTTTCAGCATCATCTAGACCCCTAAAACGTATAAAAGAACCTGTTTGTAAACATTCAATATAATTTATTTGAAACTTAAATAAATGGTTTAAATCCCATTCTGAAATAATTTTAACGAAATCCGAGTAAATAGAATCTTTAATATCTACGCCATATTTTCGCAAAATCATAGTATTTTCATTTATTGATAACATTCTAATTATCAATAATTGAACTACTGTATAAGTTTTTGACGCTGACGAACCACCATAAGCAAAAATAAATCTTATATTATCATTATTGAAGTCATCTTCTAGGTGATAATAAAGGTCATTAAATAGGTCGCTATCAAATTCAATAATATCATTCATCCCTTTTTTTAACTCTTATTTGAGTTACTTTTTGTTCAATAGAACCAGCAATATCTAAAGAGGTTTTTGCTTTGCCCTCTAGCCTGTCAATTATCTCTTTGTATGCTGATATATCACCCTGGACTGCATTTGCAATTTGTTTTAAGTGCATAAGTTCAGCAATTGAAAGTTTATCTTCTAAACCTGTCAAAGGGTTAACCATGTCTTTTTCAATACTTAAAAACCGCTCAAGTATAGTTTTTGTATGTATTTTAGACACTTTTTTAGATTCGTTAGGAGGCTGGTATGTTTTAGAAAATTGAGTTGCTTTGTTTGGAAATTCTCCCATATTGATTACCGTGTTTATACCGTGTTTTGCAACAATGTTGCATTAAAACGGAAATTCTTGAGTTGTTGATTTTAAACCTTGTTTCCTTTCTTTTAGTCTTTTAGCTTTTTCGCCCTTACTTGATCTGTTGGCGTTAATTGATCTTGCTGATTTTTCGCCTCCTTTTAATCCTTCATAACTTGCCATAATTTATTTCTTATTATAGATTTATTGATTGTTTTATAATGCTTTAATATTTTATCATGCATTTCGTCATAAAAGTAATACAATTCATCGTTATTTTCAATACAAACTTGCTCAATATTATTTGAGCTTCTTAAATTAGCTGAACCGTGAATACAGAATTTAGTTCCTAATTCAGTTTCAAAGGTAATTATTTTACAGTGTGTTCCTGCTACTGCAAGTTGAAATTTATTATCTATGTCTAATTGTTCATAAATAAATTTAATTAAAGAGTTTTTTTCGTGTGAATAAAAGAAATCAGAAACTATTAAGTTTAATTCATCAATATATCCATTTTCTAACAAAACCGCCATACTTTCAATATTATCTTGTGAAAGTGATAATGTTGAAATTGTCATTTTTTTAACTTTCATATCGTATTTTACGAACATTTCAAAAATCATGTCGAAAAATTGAAAGTTTCCGTTTAATATGCAATGTATTCTGCAATCTTTTTCAAGTTCGCAATCATCCCAAAATGTTGATGCATTTGCTGATTTTACGAATTTATTTTTTTGGAGTTTTTTTGTAGCTTTTAAAACTCGAGGATTGATAGTATCCTCGAGGTTAATGTCAATATTGAAATCATCAAAATTGAAATCGAAATTCATTTCTAGTTCGTTCATTTTTAAAATCTTAATCCGTGATGAAATGCCAAGCTTTCGTAAAAAATCAATTAGTAGTTTTACTTTTTCATAATATTCGGTTTATATAAATGGTTTTTTATACGGTTTGAATAATGATTTAAACCAATCTTTTGAATACTCAAAATCACTATTAATTTGTACACCTTCAAAACAATCGCCTTTATGTATTCCAGTTGTTGCGACTATTCTAGTGTCATAATACACTAACTGCGGTTTATCCCAATCAATAATTTCAGGTTTAACAAATTTCAACCCAAGCTTATTGATTTTGGCTAAATCAAACAAATCATGTCCATCATCGCATTTTACAATAAGAAACTCTTTGTATTTGTGGATAATTTCGTGAATGCTTATAAAATCCCCTACTTTTAGGTCTTTAAATTCTTGCTCTGTCATAATATTTTGGTTTATAATTTCCGCCCATTTGTTTTCAGTTTTAGAGTAAATACATCTAAGTCTTTCGTTCTCATCGTTAACATAAATATAACCGGGGCAAGTCATAATGAAAGGCTTAGTATTACATATATGTATATATCCATCATATATACTTTTAATCTCAGTACCTATTGGGTAGTCACGTATTGCTTTTTCTAGTAGTTCTGAACTAGATATTATTGAGTATTCACCTCTTACTAAACCATCGAATGAATACACTCCCGCAATACCATCGTTATTGTCTACTGCTATAATTGTATTCTTAAACTTCGCTTCTACAGTTAACGAATAGCATTCACTTTTTAATTGATTAAATATTTGTAAATTGTCGAATTGATCTCTTGTTATTGTTTCCATAATTTAATTTTCTCTTATAATTTTAATTTAGTACATCAGTAATTAGATAGTTATTTTTGTACTTCGTAAGTTGATTTGTTAGGCGTAATGCTGGAACATCCCAATAATATCATTAAAATCAATCCCTATCATATACCCGTCATTGTTATATCTCACTACTTTTCCTTTTTTATCCAAACACTCGGAAGCGTATTTTACTTTAATGTCATTGTCTAATTTACCCCACCAGAAATAAGCACTACGCCTAACATCACCTAAATCGCTATTGGCGGTTTCTTCTGTATTCAAATTTTTCTTTTCCATATTTACTTTATTTTTAAATTGATAATTCTGTGTTTCAAATCGCCAACATCGTTTATCTGCAAAACGTTAGGTGCAATGTTATCATTAATATCTGTCTATTCCAGACTTACTATCTATTTACTTCAAGCAGGGAATATTTTTAGAAATTATTAACTCTATCGTATAAAATAGATAAATAGCAAGTCATAGCCATTAATTGATTTTTCATTCTTAATTGTTCATCTAAATTAATATTCAACTCAAAAAACTCAGTGTCAATAAAAGTCTTTAAAGCTTCTACCTTTACTTCTAATTCTTTAAGTTCATTAACAACCCTTTCTTGATGAGGAAGTAGCTCTATTCCAGTAATAAAATAAGTACTTAATTTAGAGTATGATTTTCCAAATACATCTATTGGTGACCAAGAAATATATCCCTTATGGTCAGGATGGTTTGATTGTCCTCCATCAATATATTCTACTAGAAAACCTCCATCTTCACCATTCTCATCAGAAGGTAATTCCCATCCTCTGTATTTATTATACTCTAACCTATTCATAGGTTTAGCTAAAACACTTTTTACTCCAATGTAGCTATTCATAATTATATTTTTAAGTTTATTAGCACCTCCACCATTATGTGATGAGGTCACGTAGATGTCATTAGATTTTTACATCTATATATTTACAGATTGCAACTACTTGATGAGTTGTGTTCTAAGTATTGAATACCAGCGAAACCTACATACTAATTAACCAGATTAAGTATCTATTCAAATTAACTTGTTTCCAATTAGTAAGGCTCGTTAACCTTTCTCAAGGGTTTACTTAGTCTGCTCTTTCAAACAGTATTTTATGTACACACTAGTTGTACTCTAGGACTCCACCTAACCCTACACTTAGTTTATTTATTATCCTAAGTGGTATTGTTTTTCTAAGCTTCTACAGTCAAAGAATATCATTCGCTTTTTAATTTATCTCACATCTTTGTTGGTTTTCATTCACAAATATAAACAACTTTGTTTAAATTTCAAACAATTGTTTAAATTCTTCCAATGATCTGATTAAATAATATTTCAAACCTTGGTTTTCGACCTTTTCTTTAAACTGTTTTTGATAAGGAGAAATAACGCCTGTAAGCGTTTTAAATTCTACAAACATACAAACGCCTTTGTGAATTATTATCGTGTCGCTAACACCTCTTAAAAGCCCTGTATTGACCTTTCTTTGTTGGCTTCCATTGCTTTCATTTGGAACGCTAAACATTATACCTATATTGTGCCTTGCGTAAGTATTAGAATACCATATAAAACAATCTTGCTGAATTTTACTTTCTGTTTCTTTTTTCATAATTAACTACATAAACTACACGAAAACTACACTTTTTTTTTAAAAATGTAGGGTCTAACTCTCTGACTTTCAATCAATCTACATAAACTACATAAAATATATACTTTTATATATATATAGATAATAATAA